TAGGGTTATTCTCGACTTTTTGATTTGACCCTTCAACAGATTTTAGTTTAATTCTGTTACCCTTATCATCAATAAACCCAAATTTATATGCGGCTTGTTTGGTAAAAGGTGTAGTCAACATCTTTAAAATACGAAAGACTATTAATGTATCTACTACTCTCATACTACTATTTAGGTGTTTTGAACGGTGGAGCTCCGAGTCAGATTCGAACTGACGACCTGATGATTACAAATCAACTGCTCTGGCCAACTGAGCTATCGGAGCTAAAGTTCCCTTAACCTACTAATTAATTTCTGATCTAGTGGGATATTGCTTTTGAAATCTTCATCGACTAGTTCTAGATATATCAACATAGTCTTAATGGATGACCAGTATGTGTCTTCTTTTATTTTGAATTCTAACATTCTCATGCATGGTTCAAAACCAAACACATTGAAAAGTGTTATAATGTGGTTCAACATCAAACGTTCACGAACCTCACCATACTCATGATGACGATACAGAAGTCTTTTGAGGTATCGGAAACGTCTCAGGTCTTCTTGAAAATCTTCAATGTCCTCACATTGAGGGTCATCGTAGTATTTTAATGCGAATGCCTGAAAGTTTTTAGATGTGAGTTTATCAAATAATCCCATAATATAAAGTATTTAGAATGTAAAAAGGGGACTCAAAGTCCCCAAATGTTACACTAATGAACCGTAGACTTTGAAAGAACCGTTGTCTAGTTGTTCATATTTGAATTTTACATCGATGACTTTTTCTTCTTTTTCAATTTCATCGATGGGCGTATCGACTGACTTACCGACGATCTCACCAAATTGTGAGAATGATACTACCATCTCACCTGACCCTGCGAAGTCTTCTTCTGCGACTTCATTTCTTGGGTCGTCTGAAGGATGTACAACTCTGTTGATACCAACTTGTGCAAGTTTAGATTCCACTTGACCTACAGCGGCCTTTGGGTTTAGGAATTCTGATACTGCAGTGTGTCCTAAAATTGCGTTGATTCTTTGTTTGACATCTTCGTCTGTTACTTCGTAAGGAACTTTCTCAGATGAAAGTCCTGAACCAAAGAAAGTTGATGGTCTGTAAAGTTCTGTTACAAATTCTCTAAAATTTTTCATAATACGTCCTATGCGTTTGTTGCTACTGGAGTTCCAAAAACAGTTGCACTATCTGAAAAAACTTCATCAGTTGGGTCTTTGTGTAAGTCGATTGATTGACCTGCACCTATATGAATATCCCCAATTAATACGTTTGCAGATGTCTCTACTGACACTATGTGAAATGCAGTGTCACTATTGTATAATCTAACAACTGTTGATGAACCGAAGTTACTACCGTTAGTTGAACCAACTTGTAGTGCTTCATGTCCTGCCAATAACTTATATTTCATAATTTATCTCTTAACTGTCAGCGAGTACTGTATCGTCGTCAACGTCAGGTGTGTTTACATCTGAATCGTCATCGAAATCAGCAACGTCTGCTCCCATTGAACCTGATGACATTGCAACCAATGTCTCCCATTGAGTTCTAGAACCTACTACTTTTCTTAACTGCCAACCTTCTGACTTAACACCAGCGTTTGCACCAACTTCAGCGTTGTCTGCACCGTATGTGTTAGCCTTATCTGCAGTATTAAGATACTTAGGTTTTGATGCCTCGTCGTCTAATAATCCCCAAAGTGCCATATCTTTCTCCTAATTAAATTTTGTTTGCGACCTTCAAAATTGCGTTGAAAGTCTTTTTGAAAGAATTTTTATCTTTCTGTAATAACTGTATATATTTAGTACGAATGGGAGCCTTAACCTTCATTAATGTGTCATAAACTTTGACTGCATCATCTCTTTTGACCTTGTTTTTCTTATTGTCATTTGTAGAGATTTCACCATCTTTTGTAAGGTCTTTAAAGTTACCCAATTGTACCATTACGTTTTTGTCTGCCCATGCTTGTGACCCACTTGCGTTGTCATCTAGTGCTTGGATAGCTCTTTGGACGACATCGTCATCCTGTGCTTCGGAGTATTTACCCCCTGCCATATTTGCGATTTTGTCTAGTCTCTTTCTAAGGTCTGCTTCGTTCTTAGATTGTGAAACTGCACGTGCAACTTTCTTGTTACCTGCATCAGACATCATTCCAAAATCACCGATCTTCTCCATGATCTTGTTGACTTTCTTCGCTTCTACTTTTGCATAACCTAACTTCTTCAATTTCTCTTTGAAGAGTTTAGTCCTTGCATCTGTGGTAAGTACTTTCTCTAATTGTTTTTCAACACTCTCAGACATTACCTACTTACCTTGTATTTTGTTAACACTGTTGCCATATCACCCCATGCAAGTGTAGCGTCTTTACCACCACGACTATAGAATGTAAACTTAGTCTTGTTTCTAGGGTCATCCTTTGCAACCATGTTGATTTTATCAACATTGTATTTGTTACTGCGAGTAATACTCTTTACGAGTAAATCCATTTTGTGTCCCTTCTTCATTGAAGAATCGAACTCTACTGAAACGGTATTACCCTTTTTAATCTTTTCGAATTCCTTTCTAGGGACTGCAATCTCTTGTAAGTCCTGTTCAGGTAATTCCTGTTTAGGTGCATACTTTTGTCCTTGTTCCCACATCTTTCTGTATGAGTCCATGACTGATTCGTTTTTAGGTTTTTCACCTTTCTCTTTCTTTGCAATTGCTATAGCAGCCTGTTGTGCAGGTGATACTGCTTCTTCGACTTCTTCAAACTGAATACCTAATCTCTTTTCGTGTTTCTTCATTAGGTCTTTGACAGTCATGTTTTTGTTTTTTGGATATGCAAAATCATCAGCAAGTTCATCATCTGATAGATATTTTAAATCTAACTGTTTGAAAAACTTTTTACCCTCAGGTGAACCTACTTTAGTGCTTGGTTTTATACTCTTGACAAGTTTTCGCATTCCTGCAATTGCTTTCTTTTGAACTGAAGGATTGTCATCAAAGATACCAATTGCCATTGTTCCTTCTTCTAGTTCTTCTCTTTTCATAGATTTCTCTATGGTCTGTTTAGTTTGAAGTTTACCAATCATTGACAAGATTGTATCTCTTGCTTTAAGAACCTGTTCGTAATCGTAATTGTGTTTTGTGTTTTTGAGTTCTTTGTCACCCATGTTTGCAATCTTCTGATAAGACACTAAGACCTTTTGCATGTCTTTAGAGACTTTTCTCATTGCATTGATTTCTTTATCAGTGACTTCATCAAGTTGTGTTTCTTCTACTTGATTTCTTAGGGATACTGATTTACCCTTTAACAGTGATTGTGCTTTCTTTCTGTCGTGGAACAAGAAACTGTATGTCTTACCTTTGTCATCTTTTACTTGATAACCTTTTGAAGACATCTTAGTAATCTTTCCGAATCTTTTGTCACCGTTTTTTGGTTCATAGAAGTCTAACTCTAGACCAACTCTTGCAGAGTTTTTAGTTTCTGTACCCATTCCTTTACGGGCAAGAGTTCTATAGTTCTCTTCTAATCTAGCGGATTCTTTTAAGGATTGAAAGAGGTTCATTACTTATCCTCTGATTCTTTCTCGTCTTCGTCCTCTTTCTCGTCTTCATCGTGATGAGCTTCAGACATTTCTTTGACCATCTCTTCTACTTCTTGCACTTGGTATTTTTTACCTGCACATGTGAATTCTTTATCCCCATTGTCTTTTGCGGCCTGAAGTGCTTTAGTAAATGCATTACCTTCGTCCTTCATTGCCTTCTTGATTGCATCACGTCTTTTTCCTAGATATTCGTCTGAAGAATCTACGTCTCCATCATTATCTACGTCTGCATCTCTTTTACCAACAGGGTCTAATTTTTTACCCTCTAAGATTGCACGTGCATCTTGAAGTAGTGACTTAGTTAGTTCGTCGATCATTGTTTTAACTCCCCTTTCTCAAAGTAATTGAATAACTGTTCTTTACCAGTTTCGTTCAGTTGGAGTTGCTTAGCAAGACGACCCAACATATTTTTTTCTGTGAGTTTTTCTACAGTCTTCTCTACTGAAAGTTTTTCTTCTTGGACTTCTACTTCTTCCATAGAAGGTAGTTCACCCATTTTAGCGGCCATTCTTTTAAATCCTTTAGGATTTTGTTTCTGCATTGATTGGAGAACTTTTAGACTTGTCATATTCATAAGATTTGCAATACCATCAATTTCTTTCTTATCTTTAGTTTTAAAGAGTTTACTGATTGCATCACCAGTTCCTACAATTTTCTCATCTAATTCTAAATTGTCTTCAACAATCTCGTCTTCTCCAAAGAATGTTGCAAGTTCCTCATCGATTTGATCACTAAGAATCTCGTCTGCGCTCTTCTCCACTGAACCTTCTTTCAGTTGTACGTGGTTACGAACTTGCTCAAGTTTTTCTTTCCAGTTTTCTGACTTATAACTCATAGTAGTATTATTTATATATTCTCTATTCTTATTACGAGGTTTCCCTCACCTTTTATCAACCTATGGTACTGCATCTTGGGAATGTAGTACTCTTTACCCATCTCTAAATCGATGGGTAATGCATCATCGTGTTGTATCTTCCATTCTGACCCACTTAACACGTGGACTTTCCTAGACGTAGTGTCACGATGCCACACCAAATCATCTAGTTCAACAGACTCGTCGAATGTACGCAAGACATATCTACGTCCTGTACCCTGTTGTTCTTGGATTTCTTCTTTGTAGGGGTTAGTCATCTATTTCAGGATAAAAGTTATCTGTTTTTTGATTATATCCGTAATATCCCACTGCGTTTGGATTGGGAACTGCATCGAAAATTCCATCGACATAGTTCTCTGCACATGATTCTGCATAACTTTCAGAATGATCATGAACTTCTCTGATCTCTTGGATTTCTCCTTTCAGAAATAGATCAACTTCAAATCCTTTCTCAGTGTATCTTACGACAGCCTTTCTATCGTCTCTCCAATATTCATGTATCACTTGACTCATATTAACTCCGTTTCTAATATATATGGTTTACCAAAAAAAGTTTCCACCACCACTCAAACCTAACTGTTTTGCATAGTATGGAAGTCTACATGCCCAATAGGATGCTGTTGTTTTGTCGTTTGCAGTTGAACATTGATGACGAGCTGCAAATGATTTACGTGCCTTTGGGTCATCTATCTTAACTTTTAATCCTGTAGTGTCACCCCATGACACTTTCTTGATGTTTTTTGTTTTGGGGTCTCTGACATAAACATAGTATTTCTTAGAACCACCTTTCTTAGGTTTGTTTAATTCAGGTTCTTCCTCTTCTACTATGTTCATCATAGGACAGTCTAGGGGTACCAACTCACCCTCATAGACTTCGTAATCACCTAGATCAGTTTCTAGGATGTGTTTGTCGACTTCTGTAAGTCTGTATTTTTGTTCATGAACAAGTCTTTTCACTTCCTTTATAGTTTCAAAATACATCAATGACCCCAGTCTAAATGGGTTGTCAATGAAGTTAGTTTTAGATTCCTGAAGGTCATTGATGACTTGATCAAGAGCTTGTTCTTTTAGTGTTTTCATTATGCTAAATCTTGGTCGTGGTTTAGATTACCTTTTTTCTTTTTGACAATAAATGCGTTGACCCTTGCATGTCCCCACTGCTGTGGTGTAGTGCCTGGTCTATGACCACCTTTCCAAGCTGCGACACCTCTATCATACACTTTCTTTAGTGTTGCAACTGAGATACCACTTTTCTTTGACTTGTCTGCAAATGAATCTTCTTCAAGTGTCTCTTCGTTTGCAAGTCTGAGTGCATGTTGAACTTTTGGATGATCTCCAAGACCTTTCTTCATCTTTTCAATCTTCTTATATGCACCAGTCATGTTACCACTCATTTTCTTTGCGATGTCTTGTGCCTTTTTGATAAGATTAGAGGGGAATGATGCCTCCAAAAGTTCTTCATCAATAAGACCTTCGATATCATCTAAGTCTTCTTTGATCTCTGTGACTTGGAATTCTTCGTTATAAGGGAAACCTTTGAGAGGATTTTGGAACACTTGACTGAAGTGTTTCTTTTTATTATTCTTCAGTTCTTTTTGTGCCTCTTCGATATACTCTTCAATAGTTTGCCCAGGCGTATCGTCTTGATATGCATTTCTTATTTCGTCTGTACCCACTTCGTGTACACCGTTGTCTGTTTTATTACCTGACATTATAATTCTCCTACTCTTGATTGAAAGTCTTCCCATGAAGTTGACTCTGCAACTATAGACTTTAAATGTGATTCTAAGATGACTGGTTCTCCGTTGTATGATAAAACATTATTCTCTGTTGAGATAGAACCTGATGCAGTGTGAATGGTAGTATCTGACAAATACATGTCTCGAAATTTATATTCAGCACTACCTAAGTCATATGCATCGTTTGTATCAGGTATCAAATGACCTGTTACTGTTCCTGATAATGTTACAGGTAGACCATTTCCACCTGCAGTAGTACCATCAGACACTTTAAGTGTACCTGTTGAAGGGTCATAGAATATTTCACCTTCTTTGGGGTTAAAAGTTGCAGGGTCTGTTCCACCTAGTTTTTCTGCGACTATTTTATACGTTGTTGCCATCTTTATTTACCGTCCTTCTTATCCAAATATGCTGCAATCGCCATTTGTCTTATTTTTTTATCAGACTTTCCCTTAAATTGTGGTGCATCTGATTTCCTAAAATCTTTTACGTAGTCTCCTGCATCTGCATCAGGCCCTAATTCCATCTTCAAAAAGAGTTTACCTTTCTGTTGCATCTTACTTGATGCTTTTGCACCAATCATTGAACCCAAACGATTCAACATTGCAAGACCCTTTTCGTTATTCTTTCTATAGAGACTACCGAATTGTTTCTTAAATTCACTAACCATTGCATTTAGAATTGCATCTACATCTGCAACTAGTTTACCTTCCTGTACTTCTTCACTCATAACCAGTGTAGATAATTGGTTAACTACTGTCGTTAACATTGGTGAAGGTATTGTGGATAAAACTCTAAGTTGGTCTTTTGTTAGACCTTTAATCTTTTTTAATTTTTTGAGAACTTTTTCATTTGCCTCTAACTGCACTTCTTTTCTTTGTTTTTCTCTTTCCTTCTCTGCATCTACACTTGCCTTTGCAGTGTCACTTTGTCTGTCTTGTCTACTCTTGAGTGCTTCAAGTTCTCTTTCGTGTCTTGCTTTGAGTTTTTCCATGTCATCTGCATGTTTCGCTTTTAAATCAGACACTGCATCTTCACCAAACATCTTCTTATATTGTTTAGTGTATTGTGATGGTTTAGTCTTTGCAGTCTTATCGCCTGGCGCAGGTTTGTACGCAGATGCATCATCGTCATCTTTTTTACTATTCTTTGCAAAATGAGCTGCACGATCATCTTTAGTTGACTTTGACATTTCGTCACCGTCAGCATCTTTTGCATAGTATCTTTTAGGTTGAGAACCTTCTTTGTCCTCAATGTCTTTGTCCTGTGCAGTCTTAATCTTTTCTCTTAATTGATTTAACATACTAACCTACTTCTTTTTTGCATCTAACTCTGCCTGTTTCCATTCAAGTGCTTTCTTGTTTGCAGGGAATGAACTTGACCATCCCATCATCTTACCATACAATGCATTAACCTTTTTCTTTAAAGCTGCATGATCATCATCATTTACAATCTCTATAAAGTTTTTACCAAATAACTTTTTAAACCCATTAACGTTCTTTTGTGATGCATTCCAATCTTTCTCTACAACTTCCTTTGGAAGTTTTCTTGCACGTTCATCATTTCTTGCCTGTGCAAACTCTAATGAAGTGTTAACGAATACCATTTTGTATTCGTAACCTGCATTGTCTAATAACTTCTTATAGTTTTTAATCTTGGATGCCTTTGCACCTGTAGTGTCAAATATCATTCCGAGTCTACCTCTGATATACGCACTCATGTTTTTTGCAGTAATCTCTTTTGCACGTGCTCTGATTGGGTCTCTAAGTTCTGCATCCATGTTTCTCAAGTCAAGACCAAGTCCTGCCTTTTTCAGACCAGTCTCAAATGCCTTGTCAGTGTTTACAATCTTCAATCCTAATGCAGTCAATCCTAGTTCACTAACAACTGTTGATTTACCTGAACCAGGCCCACCCATCAAGAACACTGCCTTGAAGATGCCTGGGTCATACACACCCTCTTGTATTAAGTCTTCTACCATGTATTTTGGTGCAGAGTATAAGTCTTCTGTTAGACCCATTCCCTTACGTATTGCTTTATATAATTTCTGTGCATGACGTTTACCAGTAGAAGGAACCCCATCTTTGAATGAGTCGAAGTCACCCTTCTCTGCGAATGCTCTCATTTTAGATGCACTCATTCCTGATACATCGTCGGCGTCAGGGTCACGATCACCTGCAGATATAACTTGAATCTCATCAAATTTATAGAAACCGTGACGACCTTTCACCGAATTATACTTGTTAATGATAGTGTCAAACTCTCTAATTCTATCTGAACCTACGACCATTCTAATCTTAGTGTAACCTTTATCGTGTAAGAATGTTAGGATTTGAAAAATCTGTTTTACATCTGCATCGACAACATTTACCTTCTTACCAAAGAATGCACGTAAAAATTTAATTTTATCTTTGTGCGATAAAGGATTCTTAATCTTATCGTTTGAATGTGATGAAAACAATAATGCATCACCATATCCTTTTGCAACTTTGTTTAACTTATCAACTAATTTTTCGTGACCGTTTGTAGGAGGATTAAATCGACCAAAGGTGAACACTGCACCTTTTCCTTTTGCCTCTGATAACCACGATGTAAATGTTTTATTTGGCATTTTTCTTAGTCTTCTCCTGTTCCTTCTTTCTAATCATTGGTAAGAGTTTCTTTGCAAGTTTCTTAATTGCACCTTTCTTCTTGTCTAATTTTTTCTCTAATGCAGCCTTTCCACTCATACCCAAATCATTCTTATCTTTATCTTGTAAGAGTTTCTTTGCGACCATTCCACGTGCCTGTTTCTCTGCACGTTTCATAAGTTTCTTAGGGTCAAGAACCTTTTTCTTCATCGCCTTTTTACGTTTTGCGAGAATCTTATGTTTGTTCTTTTGGAATGCTTTCTTTTTCTTCAGACGAGTTGCCATTGAGTCTGCTTCTTGCATCTCATCTAAGTAATTTTTGAAACTTTTTAATTCCATTATACTATTTATCCCAATTTTTAGCAGCATTAAAATTATTCTGACTGAATTCCATTCGGTCTACTAACTTAACTGCCTTACCTTCATGGTCAATTGCAACATATCCTTCAGGATTAACTGCTTTGAATCCTGTTGAGGTCTTAACAAATGTACCTATACTTTTAACTTTATTCAAACCATCTACGATTAATTGTTTTGCAACAACCATCAATTCTTGAAACTTGGTTAGTGCTTCGATCATTTTCTTTAATGCACGTAACTCATTGTAGAGTTGTTCACCAATCTCTCTCTTAATTGCCTTAGTCTTTTCTTGTTTTACTTTACCAACTACCTTCACTCTCCAATAATTTTCGAAGTGTTTTAAATAACCGTTGTAGTTTGGTTTGAATTTACCTTGACGTATCTGTGCGTTACAATAGGTTTTATAGGTTGCACCTGGCCCCTTCTTTTCTATTGTTTGTTGTATTTCTTTGAACTTCTTTAAGTCCTTTCTTTTGATATTGTGGAATTGTTTACCCACTGCAGTCAAATAGTTTGATAGTTTAAGTGTCTCAGTTGCAGTAAGTGTCGCATTGCCTGATACATCTTTATAGGATGCATCATCCATCCATACGTCTTTAGATGCACCCAGTTTTGATATGTTTGCACCGAATGATGCAGATAAGTCCTCGATAGTTCCACCTGTATAGGTAGTGTGAAATACAATACCAAGTTTTGCATTAGCGATTTGTTTACCTAGTTCTGATTTTGTTTGAACACGATACACTATAGTGTTAGGCCCAAACTGAATATAGGATTCGAAGTCGTCCTTGACCATCTGTTTGTCTTCGTCAGTGAACATTAGATCACCCTGAAGTATCTCGTTACCCCATGACAGTCCTGAAAGATACTTAAAACATGTAAGGAACTTCTTTTCTAAGTCTCCTGATATCTCAGATGCATCTTTGATTTCTTGTTCTGAAGTGTAAAATAAGGGGGTTTGATTGAATAATGATTTCTTTGCAACAAAGAAACGACCATCTTCAGGATGTTTCCCACAAAAGATTGCAGGAGCACCATCCCATTTGACTGTCATATTGACACCCTTTTTGGTGTTTCCCTTCATCATGTCACGAAGACCACGAAGGAAGTTTATAGATGCACGCCCACCATCAATACCATTGTTGATGATCTCGTCTTCTATGTGTTCTAAATGTAGATTCTTGACTGCCATAATAGTAGTATATCACAATTTCCTGTGTAATACTACTATTTATGGTTATTTATTTTTTGTTAAGCGCCAGCGTCAACTACACCAGTGTCAATATTGTTCTGAAGATTATCTCTATCAGAAATATATTCGTCTCTTTGTGTGGTCATTGCAGTGATTTTTTCAGCAGTAACAGCAGACCAATCAGCACCTTGATTTGCATCATTCCATTCATTCCATGCATTAAAGTTTGCAAGTTCGTCTCCTGTTGACGATGATGATGCAGAAGGATTTGCAGTTCTCCATGCAGCCCAAAAACCATCACGACCATTTACTGTTGCAGTGTAACCTCTAACTGTGTACTCTTGATTTGTACCACTCAACCAAGCGATAACTGTATTAGTGTCATCTATTCTTGTTTGCAGTGATGCTATTTCGTCTACCCATGCCATGGTTTATTCTCCGTGAAAGTGTTATAACACTACTATTTAGGATTTCTGCAGGTGCGATTGGGATAGTTTATCTTCGATTCGAACAATCTTATTGGATGTTTTGTTAATAAGAACCTTATCTCCGTCCTTTTTCGCTTGACGAAGTGCCTTTTTTAACTCAATCTTCTGTTGCAGAAGACCAATAACGTCCTGTGATTTCAATGTTTTCATACCTATTATATTATTTATATAAAATAATATGGCTTATCAATCTTGGTAGGCTATTCTTTTAACTGACTAACTTAGCTTCTCCCTTATTCGTGTGATCAAGACAACCTTTGAGAAGTACCATCTTTTATTATACTATAAAAAACCCCTCAGGACAAGGGGATTTTGAAAAAAGGAGGGTAGGGCAGTAGGGTTTACATACTCCGAGCATCCGATTGAGACCCCATATTACTACAGGGTCATACCCTCAAAATTGGCGATTCCAAGGGGACTCGAACCCCTAATACTACCGTGACAGGGTAGCGTGTTAACCAATTACACCATGGAACCGTGTACTTAAACTTTTTTAAGAGATAGTAAACACCAAACTAACAGTGCAACTGTCAATGATAGAAAATACATTGATAGTAAACCCATTCTATGTTCCTCCTCTATTTAAAGTGGTACCCTGTAGGAGAATCGAACTCCTGTTGCATGGATGAAAACCATGTGTCCTAACCACTAGACGAACAGGGCTTAAAAAAAGCGAGGGGGGATTCGCACACATCAATCATGTATAAACTTGTGGATTTTGTGATACTTGAATCCTTGTCCCTTCGCCGAGTCTTTCGACCCTAAAAAAGTCGAATCCTCTCGTCATTCAATACTCTTCAGCAGTGTTGAGAGGATTCTAGACCGTAACCTTCGTACTTCACCATCGTCATTAGTTCTTGTACCCAGTTTACTGGAGAGGTTGACGATTCCTCGGTGTTACTGGTCTTAAAAATCTCCTTCTGCAACTTGCACTACAGTGGTTCCTCTTTTTCTCCACATGTCGACAACTTTATTTCTGTCATCAAACACTAAGTCAATAGTACCACCCATTTCTTCAAATGTGTCTGCAAGGTCAGACTTAAACTCTTCATCAGGTCTGTAGTCACCATCAGGTCTTAAAAATAATCCTTTGTGACCATCCCCAACCCATTCTGAAATCTGTTTTTCAGTAATCTCTCTTTCAGACTCATTTCTTGCAGAGAAGAATGCAACATGATCTCCCTGTGCAATGAATCTCTTTGCGACATCAACAACCCACTGCATAGGTGTGTCGTTTACAGTTTCTGCTCTGAAAGACTTCCAATCTGCAGGTTTCTGTTCCACAAAATGTCTTCTGTGTTCAACGTCAGCGATTGTTCCGTCAATGTCAAAGATTACATTCCTAATTTTCATACTACTATTATATGAAAAAGTGACCCCCATTGTCAAGCAATATTTACTCTTTTTTGGAGAACTTCTATCTCCTTTTTTTGACGATCATTGGGTTCCTTTACCTTTAGAAGTCTTTCCAAGGCACCCTTTCTTCTGTTTTGTACGTTCTTTTTTCTAATCATATTTTAAAGTCCGAAAATTTATCTTTACCCCTATCGAACACTGGAGTGTCATCATTCTCCACTGCAGATTCAATAAGTTCCTCTTGTGCTTCCTGTTCACAATCATACAACTTCATTCTACTTCTATCAATACCGATTACAAATCTCTTGAAAATTGTAGGGTCGTTGTATCTGTTCTTCAATTGTTTCACTACTAACTGATCTAGTTCTTCTAGTTCATCACTGGTAATCAATGCGAACATCAAATCTGCAGTTGCAGGTAGACCAAATGATTCTGAAGTGTCTTCAAGTCCAATATCAGTTGAACCATAACCACTACGTGTAGTCTGTGTTGCACTCACTATTGGTACATCATACTCCACTGCAAGTCCTCTGAGTTCCTCTGCAATACTCTTGACCAAAGTGTAAGAGTTTGCACCTGAACC